AGGAGGATTCCCGTCCAGCCGTCAGGACTTGCGCCCTGGGCGGCGGTTCGGAGTTGAAATTCGGCATCGCCACTTCCGTGATGTCCTTCGTTCACCTTTAGGGCAACTATCGTCCGCTTGTGGCACAAGGCCCAACCGTAGGAATCGCCCGTAGAACGGTGTCCCCAATGCCCGGCATCATGGATTTGGAGCGCGTAGTTCATCGCGTCCTCCATAACTGCCTTCATTCCGCGTTCAATGATCTGGTCTTTCGTAAGAGAAAAACGCTTGAATGCGTCACGAATCTTGCGGTCATTCTCGCGCTGGTAGCTCATTAGTTCTTGATGTTATCCACCCAGAGATTCGTTCCCCAATTGTAGGTAGTCATCTTCACCACCTTCACGCGGAAGGTGTGGGTGTAGTCAGTCATAATGAGTACCGAACCCGTAGGAATCTCCGTAAGGAGCATAGGGCAGGAAATCTTGTAGTCCGCCACGATAACCTCTCCGGCGGTTTTCATACCGCCCGTAGCAGTACGATAGCCCCAGGGGACATCCGTCATTTCCTTCGTTACGAACTTGCCGTCAGCGCCTTTTCTCGGATTCCATTTGGAATCGTACTCGACAACCAGCACGGCGGGCTTGCTCGGTTCGGAGGGTTCTTCTTCGGCGGCCTCGGTTTCCTCGGAGTTCCCTTCATTTTCGCTTCCTTCCTCGGCGGGGTTTTCAGAGGGCGTTTCCTCGGACGGCTGGGCGGAGATAGGATCACCGTTTTCATCCGTGAGAGGGAGGCCGTTCTCGTCCAGCGCTTCCGTGGGAGTGGGCGTAGGAGGGGTAGGCTCACAAGGATCGCCGTTCTCGTCCGTCACGGGAATCCCGTTCTCGTCCAAGTATTCGGCTACCAAGTAGAAAGTATGAGGCCACCTGGGGTTATACATACTAATAGAGGGGTTTCAGTCGGATTTTAGGAGTGGGGTCAAGGCAGGGTTCTCCCCACTTGTCATAAAGGGCCTTCGCCATTCCGAGCAGTCCAGCCCGATTGACGGAGTTCTTTATGGCAACATAGTGAGTCCAACCGCCGTCAGATTCCCCTTGCGTCCCCGTCTTTACGGAAGAAACGGCTGCGGCATAGTAGATGTCTGCAAGGCAAAGGTCTTTCTGGCGTTCCGTAACTGCGGAAACGAGCGTTTCATCGTCCGTGATACCTCGCTTGACAAGGATTGAGTAAAGGAAGTCCTCGGACAAATCAATGTACGGTTCCGATTGGGCGGTCAGCCAGCGAACCATTGTCATATTGCTTGCTATGTCAGCCATTTCTTCCGTGAATTAAGGGGTTGCAAGTTTAGACATTGTTCGGATAGAGATACCACATATACTGCGGAGAGGTCGGGATCACAAGGGAGGTCATCTCCGTGTTGTAGCTCTGGCATTTCTTCACGAAATCAACGCCAACGGTCAGGAGCAGCTTGCCGCCGTAGAAGGAAGCGTAGTTGCCACCCTCAATGGCGATAGGCTCAACGGTCTTGACAATACCGATTTCGCCGTCCGGGACGAACACAACAACATCCTTCTCAAAGGCGTTGATGTTCTGACGGGTAAAGACTTTCTCGGCCTTGTCAATGGACTCCACGGGAACGAGGCTGTCAATGGCCTTGACAGGAGCGCCAACGAGGCTCTCCAGGGCGGATTTCTTCGCCTCATAGGAGAGGATGCTGGCATAGGCTGCCTGGGCGGTAGAATCGCTGGCGGGCAGAGTGGCAACGCCAATCTGGGCCAGAACCTTGCTGTGAGAGAGGATTTCCTTCAGGTAGGAAATTTCAATCTCAAAGTGACCGCGGACACCGGCGTAGCGGGCCTTATCGACCATTGCTACCATATCGCCAACGGGATTGGCGTTAGCGCCTTCGTTTGCCTGCACATGAGTGCTGGAAGTCCACCAGCGGGTGCTGTCAGCGGGCAGGGTGGTCTTGTTGGCGGAAGGGATGTGGTAGTCCAGGGTGATGTTCTTCACGCCCTTCGGGTTGTTGGTGGCGTTGATGACGAACTTACCCGTAGACACAGCCTGATGACGCTGATAGGTCAGCGCATTGGTGTGGCCGCCGATAAGTTTATCAACGGTGATGAACAACTGCTGGTAGGCGATTTCCGCAATCTGGGCAGCGGTGGTGGACTTGCGATCCTCAACGAGTTTCATCTTGCGAAGTTTGTCCTCGTTGAAGTATTCCACCTTCTTCATACGGGGGATTTTACCCGTGTAAGCCTTGAAACCAGCGGTTCCGTCAGGCAGGGCGGGAGAATCCACATCGTAATACTGCGCCATAGGGTTGAGGCCAAGTTCGCCTACGATCTGCTCATAGGTGAAGTCGGTCTGCATGAAAGGCTCAAAGGTGAAGCCGTCAAGCTGGAGCTTGTTGTACTTCAGAGCCATAGTGTTATCCAGGAAACTCTGGATGCTCTCACCAGCGCCGAGGGCGCGGGAGAGAAGGTCGTAGAACTGAATCTGGTATGCGTCCATAGTGTTTATCTCCTATTCGTTAAGGGTTATACAAGCACCTGATACACACCCGGTACTGCGGCGGCCATTTGGGCCTTCACGGCGGCGGCGGGAGTCAGTTCAACGAGCAGACCTTCGTGGTGGTTCACTACAACTGCACCCGTAGCGGCGAGGGTGAAATCGTTGGCGGAGCCTCCGAGTTCGCCGAAATAGATGTCATTGTAGAGGTAGCCGTTGGGCTGGACGGAAGGAAGTTTGCCGGAAGCGCCAGCGGTGGCGGAAGGGGTGAGGACATCACCAGCCTCCAGAGAACCGAGGTTAGCGCTCTTGGCAATGAGGATTGTGTAGCAACCCGCATTGGTTCCTTCGGTGATAAGGGTGGATGAATAAATGGCACGGGCTGCGCCAGCGGTGGCGAAGGTAGCACCAACTTTCATCACAACATCTTCAGCGGCGGGGGCGATTTCAACACCACCGAGCTTGACGGGCTTCACCACGATAGTATCGTAGGTGTCGCTTGCGCCAGCGGCAGAGTAGGAAACCACTTCGTAGCCGATGAACGGGGTGATGATCTTGCCGTTGAGGTTCACGGGGAAACCAGCATTGAGAAGGAGGCCCTTAACGGCGTAATCCTTCTTCAGAGTGCCGCCCACGGGAACGGGGGTCACAACGCCAAGCCATACCGGGGTGTGGCTCTGGCCGATTTCAATGGCCTCGGAGCCGAAAGCGTTGAAAGAGCTAAATTTAGGCATAGCGGTTTGAAATTAGGTTTACTTCTTTTCTTCTTCGGGAAGCAAGCCCTGGGAACGAAGGAAATCGTTTTTGGCCTTGACGGCCTCCTTTGCGTCACCAAAGGTCTGCTGACCGAATCCGGGAGGAACGCCCTCACCGAAAGTTTCCTTGTAGGTGGAGTTGTACTCACTCTCCAGCCTTGTGACTGCGGCATCAATTTCTTCTTTCTCGCCCAGGGCAAAGCCTTTGAGGACGGATTTGAGGATGCCGGGGTTCGTACATCCCTTCTCCTTCAGTTTGGCCTCCACGGCAGCGGCATCAGCCTTCTGCTTCTTGACGGCATCTTCCTCCTTTTGACGGTTGGCAAGAGCCTCAATCTGCTCACGGAGCTTCTTCAGTTCCTCGTTCTCCTGGGGAGGGGTCGGAGGTGTAGGAGGCGTGGGTGGAGTCTTTTCGGGGTGCTGTTCCTTGTACTCGTTGAAGGTGTTTTGAAGGTCGGTTCGCTTTTGAATCTCCCCGTCACGCATCTTCTGGAGTTCGGTTGCTATCAGTTCCATTGTCTGCGCGTCAGCAATCGCGTCTGCAATGTCCCCTTCGCTGGTGACTGTCTTTTCCTTCGCCGAGGCAATCCGGTCAATAGCCTCATTGCTCAATCCAAAACGCTGATACTTCGTCTTGAGCGCTGCGATAATGTTTTGTTTCATAGGTTCAAATGAACTTTTGGTTATACAAAATAACCCGAAGCGGGATGCCGTAAGGGTTCTCGCTCCGGGCCTATGGTGTTGTCTTGCAACTGATGCGGCCTCTATGTGCGCTCTGGGCGCTGGCTATTTTATTCGCTCTGCAAACTCACTTCCGAGGTGCGCTTACAATGCGGGCAACGGACGGAAAGACGCAACTTGCCGGAGAGTTCTTGAACCCTCACGGGAAACGATTTCTTGCAGAGGGGGCAGTTAATCTGCACACCCTTAATCACTTGTGCCTTTTCTTCCATTTGGCGCAAATATAATATGAAAAAATCAATAATCCTCAATAAAAATTGAGTAAAATTGAATAATTCTAACCAACTTTGCGCTGATGAACGCTTTTGGAGAACCCGAAATAAAGTACCGTGACTGCTACGACAAACTGATGTGGGACGCTGGCATCATTGCTGACGGCGTTCCTTTTGTCTGCTACACAAACGAGTACGCGCAAAAACTCCGCGATGAAAACCTCAAAAAGAAGGAACGCGGAGTGCGGAGGCTCTACGATTTGATCCCCCAGGAGGGATTTCAGGAAAATGTCTGCACCTGCGAGGCTGATGTAATATTGATTGGTGGAAAGAAAGGCGGCGGAAAGTCCTGGGTGGCCCTTTATAGGATGCTGGAATACGCCCAAACGCCGGATGTCCGTATGTACGCCTTCCGTAAGTACAAGGACGATGTGGAGAACACCATTTGGGACGCATCCACGCGAGTATTCCCCGGATTCGGCGTTCCAACGCGCTCCAACTACACCTGGACTTTCAATAGCGGCGCAACGGTGGCGATGACGCACATCGCTGACGCGAAGGAAATCAAAAACCGATTCCGTGGCGTTGAGTCCGTCTGCATAGACATTGAGGAATTGCCCGAACACACTACCGAAAACCTCAATGTACTCCGCGAACTTGCCGGCGCTTGCCGTTCCACCTCCGGCCTTAAACCCGTACTTATCGCAACGCTTAACCCCGTGGACGAGGGGCATCCGCTTTACCAACTCCTTTCGTGGTACATCAATCCCGAAACGCACAAGGTCATAGAGGAACGAAGCGGAAAGGTTCGCTACCTGTTCTTCTACGGCCAGAACTCGGACGAGTTCGTCATGGGCGATTCCTATGAGGATGTGTTCAATGATCCGCGATGCCACGAAGCGATTGTCAAGACTATGGAGAACACGGGCGTGGACTACCAAAGCCTCATTACCTCGTTCACATTCATCGGCGGCTCCTACTCCGAGAACAAGATTCTTCAGGCAACGGATAAGAGTTACCTCTCTAAACTTGCGCTCGGTGGCGCATCCGCGCTGGTGCGTGATACCGAGGGCCTTTGGACGCGCATTGAGGACGGCGATTGCCAGCTTACGCACAAGGATATGGATATGTTCTTCTCCAACTCCGAAAGGCGTGACGGGCATCTTCGGGCCTCCTGCGATGTGGCCCTTACGGGGGACTTCCTCGTCATCTGGGCCTTTGACGGCCACCATGTATGTGATATGGGAATCCGCCGTGGCGGTCTTTCGGACGATGTTGTGCCGTTCATTGAGGACTTCCTCAAAAAGAACGGAGTCCGCAAGGAGAATTTCACCTACGATAGTAACGGCCTCGGCCTTTGGCTACGCGAAAACTCCGCCTTCAAGAACATTTCCGTAGAGTTCAACAACCGATCAGCGCCAACCGATAACCGCCTATGGGATTGCCTCAAATCCGAGTGCGCTGAAAAGTTCGTCCGCGCAATCAAGAAGGGCGAGTTTTCCATTGACGAGGACATCCTCAAACGGACGCTTCTGGATAGCCGGGGACACACCTACACCGTGGCAGAAAGACTCCGCGAGGAACGCCGGGCTATCCGCAAAAAAGACAACCTAAATCGGTATGAGATAATCTCAAAATCCGATATGAAACGCATTATACACCACTCGCCGGACTTCATAGAAGGTCTTTTCATGGTGATGCACCTCTTTGAGAAAAAGACCGAAAGGGTACGCCGTGGCGATTGGTCTTACTTTGGATAAATCATAATACTTGCAAGATATGAGATTGACACCCAAAATCGGGGTTATGACCCCAGAGCAAATTCTTCGGAAAAAGCCCTTTTCCGTACCTATCCCTAATGGGGTTGTGGGTACTGCTCCTACTCTCAATCCCTCCGCCGTCTACGCGCTTCCCGTAGAGGGAATCCAGCGCGAACTTCGCACCCAGGCCGACTTCATCCGGCAGTTCAACCCGTCCTCCCACTTGATTAACCAGATCAAGTATTACCCTAACACGATGTATGTGAACAAGGAAACGGGAGCATACCAGGCAAAAGTGCGCTCACGCATCGCTATCGGCTTCCAAAGCCGAATCCTTGAAAAACGCGCCGATGCTCTCCTGGGGAACAATGTCGGGATGCGCCTTATCAATGGCAAATCCACCCAGCAGATGCTTGACAAACTCGCTTTCCTCCGCGAAGGCTGGGAAGAACGGGATATGGAGGTGGATGTTCACGATGCCGTCCGCGGTGACTACAAGACCGCAGATACAGCCGTGTATGTCTTTATGGATAACGGAAAGGTGCGCTCACGCGTGTTCTCCTTTGACCGCGGCGATGTGCTTTACCCCCACTATGACACCCTCACGGGCGAGGTCTGCCTCCTGGGTCGCCTCTACTCGCAGGCAGATTGGGACGGAAACATCAGGAAGTACCTTGATGTGATTGACACCACCCATGTTGTCACCTATCGCCAGAAAGACGATGCGAGTGGCTGGGTAATGGAAGGAAAACCCAAGCCCCACGGCTTCCCGGAAATCCCCGTAGCCTATCACCGCTGGGACGAAGGCCCTGTGTGGTCTTTCTCGCAGAGCCTCATTGAAGGCTACGAAATCGGAATCTCGCAGTTCTCCGAGAACAATGCCGCCTACGCCCTCCGAATCCTCTACACCCTCGGCGGTGAAATGGAAATCTACACCAATACGGACGGCACTCCTTCCCGCATCGACTCCGTAGACCCCAACGCAAAGGTCGGATTCCTTGAACCCGCCGCCGGCGCTGACGGGGCTTTCGCAAAGCAGTTGGAGATTATGGAGAAGAACATCATGCGAGGCTCTTTCGCCGTGGAAACCCCCGAAATCAAGTCCGGCGCAGACCTTTCCTCCCGCACCGTCAAGATGCTCTTTGCGGATTCCTACCTGAAGGCAATTTCCGACTCTATGGAGTACCAGCGATTCCTCAACCGCATCGTGAACCTCTTTAAGTTCGGCTACTTCCTTGAAAAGAACAAGGTGTCCGAGGTCGGCTCCTTCATCGTGAAGGCATACCTTGATCCGTTCATCTTTATGTCCGAGAACGATATTATCTCGGCTATCCAGATGCTCGTTTCCTGCGGATGTATGTCCCGCAAGACGGCCACCGAACTGCTCTACAATATCGGATATTCCTCGCCGGATGAAATCAACCGCATCCTCCAGGAAGCCCACGATGAACTTGTTGCGCAAGAGGCGATAGACAAGCAGACCCACAACCCCGTGAACGATTCCAGAGCCACTACTGCCAATGCCAAATAATACCATTTTTGAGTTCAATCCGGGCATCTACCCGCGCCTCCTATGGATTACGGTGGGATGCCCGATTGAAACTATCAGAGAGAAGTTCGGAAAGGATTTCCCGGACTTGGATAAGGACGCTTGCGCCGATACTTGCCGTGCCTTCACAAAGACCCCGAAGGATAGGGGCGGCATCCTGATCCGATTCCGTAGCAAGGCGGAAATCACTTATGAGAATGTCTGCCACGAAGCGGGACACGCCGCACTTGAAATCTTCAACTATTGCGAGTGCGCGATAACCCCGGACAACCAAGAACTGTTCACATACCTCCTGGGCTGGGTGGCAAAGTGTTGCTGGAAGGTAAAAGCCAATAAAGTGAAAGATGATTAACCGCGAGGACATAGCCAAAGAGGCCGCAGATTTCAAAGGCGATGCAAAGAAAAGGTTTGACGAGGCCCTTGCGGCCCTTATCGCCCTTGCGTGGGCCAATCGTGAATACGGAAAGGAGTTCTCTTATGAGGCCAATGAGGCCCTTTATGCGGAGGCTCTACGCATTTGTAGGGAAATGTCCGACAATCTGCTGGAGGACGCAAAAAAGCGCATCTACGCCCTTGTGGAAACGCTGGATTATGCGGACGAGGAAATAGCCTTTGAGCAGTTCAAGGACGAGGCCCGCGAGAGAATGGACTTGGCCGGATCACAACTCATTACCCTATTGGATATGTGGGTGGCCGAGGCGTTTGCCCGTGGGTTCACCGAGTCCTACACGCGAATCTCCGTCCAGCGCTATATGGCGAACCCCATTGCCTCCGGCCTTTTCGGAGCTTGGGGCAAGGACATCTGGAAATGGGGAAGGGGATATGACAAGAACCTGCCGAACCGCCTCTCCACTATCGGGCGCAACCTCATTCTTGACTCGGTTCGCTATGGTGAGTGGGTTGATGCCGTGGCGCAAGGTTATGACTACTACATCGTTCACCGCGGTAGCGGCTTTGACTGCCCCGTCTGCGATGAAGGGTGCGAGGTGGAGATTCCAATCACCATTCCTTTCTCAAAATTCCACGCGAATTGTATGTGCTGGCCTCAATATTTCCATAGGGGCGAGTAAAATTTCCAAAAACCGCGAAAGAATTTCCAATTTGCGCGGTATATATGAGAAAAGGGCCACCCTCACGGGCGGCCCAAAATCTTTGAGTTATGACGGACTTGCGTCCGACTCTGCAAAGGTAGAAAGATTTTTAGATTTCCACAAGGCAGAACTCAATCCTCGGAGCGTCTTTGTCAATGAACTTCTCCGCAACGATTTTCGCGCACTTGTTATCGTTCTTGATCGTCTTGGTGTACTGCAAGCAGTCCAACACTACCTTTAACGAATTGTCAAGGTCATGCGCCATTGTGGTGAAGTACACACGGATGTAGAGTTCAAACGCTCCTTCAATGCCAAGACCGCGATAACCAGCCGGTAGTTGCCAGAAGAATGAGTTTTCGTAGTTCTTGAGGGCTTGCTGCTTTGCAAGGGAGCCGTGGCCGTTGAGAGTGATGACCTTGTAGGTGTTACTCTTGCTTGGGGCTTGCCCCTGTATCGTTACCCAGGGATATTCTTTCATACTTCGCATTTTGATTTGCACCACGGACACCGCACGAAATCAACATGATCCACGCGGATAGGCCCGTATTCGCCACCGTGCTTCTTCCAAAATTCCTCCGGCACATTGTAGATTTCGTGGCTCTCCGACTCCACATCGCCGGGAAGATACAAGAAACCGCCTCCACATTCGGGGCAAATGCAACAGGTCTTAATCAGCCTTGTCGGTTCGGTGGTTTTCTCCATTTGGTGTAGATAGTTTCAAAACCATAGTTTTCTTGTATGGATCGTAGTCAATATCGGCTACGGTGAGGTCTGGATGCTCCTTCAGGCGCTCCAAAATCCATTCCTCTAACTCGCTATTCGGCAGGGGCGGAAGGTTCGGCATCTTCAGCTTTGCTTTCGGTGTTTTCCGGCATTTCGGAAGCGGCCTTCTCAAGCTCGGCCATTTCCTTCACTTCCTCCGCGGCCTCTGCGTTCTCCGCCTCGTCATCGGTCTTTTTGTAGCCGTACCAATCGGGGTGACGCTCCAGCGCGGCCTGGGTCTGCTCCACCAGCGTGTTCACGAACTCGTCATCCGGGACAACGGAGAACAAAGACCAGAGGACGGCGATGTAGGTGCGGAGGGTTTTCTCCGCCGACTCACGGCTCTCCGGGGTTTCGTTCTTCTCATAGGCCGTCAGGATGTTGTCAAGCCATATACCGATAGGCATACGGACGAACACACGGAAGGAAAAGACCGAATTGAGGTCTTGAATCTTGATGTGTGCCGTGGAGAGTTCTCTTTTGAGGAAGAAATTACCAACGCGGACTTCTCCCTGCTCCAGCTTGATGCTCTTGGTCTTGGGGTTGTACTTCATAATTTTGCTATTTCTGCGTCAATGATTTCAATATCGCGCTTGGCGAGTTCAACCAGGGTAGGAAGCCACTTTCGCGGAATCTGCACCTCGGTAACGCCAATGGCGCTTTGGTTGTAGACCGCCTGGAAGTCCTTGATTGCTGTCTGGTAGGTGGAACGGGCCGAGATAAGGGCCGCCGCCGATGCTGCCTTCTGCAAGTCCATACGCTACTCGTCTACAAAGCCGGGAAGATGCGCCGTGCAGAGGACGGGCATAATGATGCCGATAGGCTGGTTCCATTCGTCTGCGATGTCCTTCGCGGAAGAAATGTAAATCTTCTTGTCAGCCGTAGTAAATCGCATATTAACAGACTTGATGTTCAGCGCTTTGGAAAGGTCATGCAGAAGTTCTACTGAAAGTCCGATGTTCTTCACGGGAACGCGCTCTACATCGTTCTTGAAGATTTCCTCAAACTTCGGCATACCCACCTTGATATTGCGGGCCAGCGCAACGGTGATCTCGCAATCTTCGTAACTCACCTTGATTACACAAGTGGGAATAACCTCGCCGGATTCGTCATCGGCCTTCTCGCCACGCTCAATGGTGATAACATCGTACTTGTAGAGGGCCTTCAGCACCTCGCCAGGGATGCAGAAGCCATTGAGCTTTTCTGCTTCCTCCGAAGGGAGGCCCAGGCAGAGCGAAAGCGGTACTCTGGCAAGGATATGCGCATCGGATGCGTAGGCATATCCGTCTTTGAAGAACACATTGTCAAGCGCCTTGCCGGAACAATCACAGGCAAGAGGAAGATTGTAGTCTTTCCTAAAGTTTAATTTATCAGTCATAACTCAAAGATATTTAATCAGTTACAAATTCTTCAAAATTCACATCAACGGCCTTCGGCATATCGCCCTTTCGCCGGGACAACTCCTGGCGGATGCGGTAAGCCTCGCGCATCAGCACCGAAAGCGTCTGCGGCTCGGCCTGCCCGGAGCGAATCGTAGTCATCAGCCCCTGAAGCTGGGAAACCAAGACTTCCGTCCTTTCCTTGTGGATGTCACACATAGCCTACACCTCCACTTCCGGGACAAACCATACATTCCTTCCGTCCCGCCTATCCCATACGGAGCATTGAAGCGTATTGCAGTTGGATAGGGAGGAAGGGCATTTCGCAAAGTAGCACCCTTTGCAGGCATCGGCCACGGCCAGCGTGGAGATATGCGGGCGGGGAACTGCCACGAACCTCTCACCACACCTCTCCAGGACACCCCCTACCGGGATGAACTTGGTCGGTAGCGTGAGGCTGCCGTATTTGGGTGAATCCTTACTCATTTCACCGCAAAGGTAATCTTTTCTCAACAAATATCAATACCTATTGAGCAAAATTTCACACCAGCACCTTGAAAATGTAAAATTATTCTTTTACCTTTGCACAAAAATCCAAGAGTTATGATCTACATCAAGGAAAACATTGAGTACATCCTCAAAGAGAAGGGAATGACGAAACTCGCCCTCTCGCAGAAAATGGGAATATCGGCACAACTGCTCAATTCCTACACCAGAGATACCGTCACCGTCAAGAGGCTGGAGAAAGTGGCCCAGGCCCTCGGCACGAACATCGCGGACTTGCTCTCCGACCCGCCCCTCTCCAGGCGGCACACCTTCACCCAGAAGAACGAAGCAACACGCACAACGCTGGTTTGCCCCCATTGCGGTCAGGAACTCAAAATCACGGCAGAGGAATAGAGCCTCAAAATGCTATGAAAATGCCGTGTAACGGAAGAAACGGCAAAATCACGCGCTCACGGCACTCCGTGGGCGTTTTTCTTTTCCGTAGATGTAAGCACATCAAAATTTTGTACGCCAATTGTACGCCGAGTGTACGCCAAATTGTACGCAGAACACCTTTGTAACGCACAACAAATCAGTAAGATACAACGATGAACGAAAAATTTTTGTACGCAACTTTGTTTGATTTTTGTTCAGAAATTGTACGCGGCTTGCACACAAGAGAATAAATAAAAGAAT